CGAGCATAATATCTTGATGCACCCTTTTCATATGTTAGGTGTCGCAGGTGTATTTGGTGGTGCTTTAATTTCTGCAACTCACGGTTCTCTGGTAACTAGTTCTTTGATTAGAGAAACTACTGAAAATGAAAGTCAAAATTATGGATATAAGTTTGGTCAAGAAGAAGAAACTTATAATTTAGTTTCGGCACACGGCTATCTGGGTCGTCTTCTGTTTCAATATGCCTCTTTTAACAATAGTCGTTCTTTGCATTTTGTAATGGCTGCACTTCCTGTTATTGGTATTTGGTTTGCTTCTCTTGGTATTGCTACTATGAGTTATAACCTTAACGGTTTTAACTTCCAACATAGTGTTCAAGATAATCAAGGAAGAGTTATTCCAACTTGGGCAGATATTCTTGGGAGAGCAAATCTTGGTCTAGAAACTATTCATGAACGCAATAGTCATCAGTTTCCATTAGATTTGGCTACGGCATCAATTACAGAAGTGGCACTTATTTCCCCACAAATTGGTTGATATAATCACTAAATTTTTATATAATGAAGAGACCTCCTTAGGTCTCTTTTTTTATGTGCTCCAAACCAACCTAAATAGTAATAGTTATTTTTTTATATGTGTTCCTCTATTGTTTTTTCTCCAAATTATAGTAATTATAGAAAATTAGCACAGAAACATTATGGATTAACTGATGAACAAATGATAGGTATGGATGTTCACCACAATCCACCAAGATGTGAAGGTGGTAGAAATATACCAGAACATCTTTATGTTTATCACCCAGAACTTCATGCACAAGTTCACGAAAAGGAAAGTATTTTATGGGCAAGAAAAGGATATGAAACTAGAATAAAAAATGGAACTGAAAATAAAAAGGGGGTAAAAATTGGTGGAGCACCTCCCAAAAAAACTGAACCAACACAGCAAGAACTTTCAATATTAAAGTATCGTCAATCGGGATTTACAAGAAAAGAAGTTGCAGATTTACTTGGATTAAAAGAACATCAGGTAAAAAGAGCAATTACGGAATGTTCTAAATTTGGTTATATTCTGCATCTAAAACCAGGACCAAAAAAAGGTTGTGAAGGTAAAGAAAAAAGTGAACAAACTAAACAGATAATAAGAGAAAAAAGAGCATTGCAAGTTTTTACAGAAGATACACAAAAGAAAAAAAGTGATAAAATGAAATTAATTTGTAAAAATAAAACTTGGTCCAGAAGAAAAATCAAAAACACCAATGAACTTCCTTCACATTCTCCTATTCTTTGAACTCTTCGGAGTGTTCCTCTTCATAATGGCTCTCACACAAGACTCATAAGACTCCTAGACATTATCTCTTCCTGGTGCTATAATACAGGAAACCATAAATCCTTAAATAGATAGGAACTAAAAAAATCAAAATGACCTACGATACTGTTTTCATTTCTGATGTTCACCTGGGCACCGATAGATGCAATACTGAAAAGTTCTTGAAGTTTCTGAAGGAACTTAAGACTAAAAAACTAGTGATGGTTGGAGATATTCTAGACATTCATTGTATGGAAAGATACCATACAAGATGGAAGAAGGAACATACAGAATGTGTTCATGCAATTCTCAGCCTAGCAAAGAAGGGCACAGAGGTTGTCTATATTCTTGGTAATCACGAAGCAATGTTGAGAAGGTATTGTGACTTTGAGCACAAGAATCTTTTGATTTGTAATGAATATGTTCATAAGGATTCTAGGGGAAATAAGTTCCTGTGTGTTCACGGGGATAAGTATTCTGAATATTCCTCTGGTTCTTGGAAACAACTTATCTTTAATTGGGGATATGAGTTTATAACACCACTAAGTATTTGGTTAAATCGTTTCTTTCAATTTTCTCTGGTTCATTACTTAAAGAATACCGTAAGGGGTAGAGAGTATATTAACTGTTATGAGTCTGATATTGCGGTTTTTTGTGCTCAGGAAGATAAGAAGTATGCTGGAATTATTTGTGGTCATATTCACTCGGGGAACATTCGTCAGTTTGGTAAGATCACTTATATGTGCTGTGGAGACTGGTGCGATTCCTGTTCTGCTATTGTAGAGAAGCGTGGAGTCTATTGTTTAGAGAAGTATTGAATAACTTATAAGATGTATACACCTGAGGGTTACTTATCCGATCCTCCAGATGTAAAATGTCCATACTGCGGGGGAAAGAAAAAAGTTTGTTCTTATGTAGATAGTTTAATTCGTATTTGGGGAAGAGCTGCCTGTAAGAATACCCATAAGATTAAATTTAAAAACTTAGAATAAATAATTATAAGTTGCAACTACTTATGGTTCCTCTGCACTCGCCTAAGGACTATCTGTTTAATCTTCAGGCAACAAATAAATCGGAGGCAAAACGATTATGGAGACAGAATATAAAGGATGCCTGGAATCACGAGTGTGCTTATTGCGAATCTAAAGAAGACATTACACTAGATCACGTTATACCTCAATGTAAGGGTGGTTTAGATATTAAGACGAATGTAGTTGCCTGCTGTCATTCTTGCAATCAATCCAAAGGTCATATTCCTTGGGAAGAATGGTATTACAATCAGTGCTTCTTCTCTATTGAGAACTATGATAAGATCACAGAATGGATGAGACCTGATGCACCGGAAAATGTTTTTGCTTATCGACCAAGAAATAATAGGGCATATTGAATTTATCTAAATATCAAGTATAAAAAAATATGTTAAATGGCACCACATAAAGTACTAGGAGTTCACTATATTTTAGATCTTTGCTCATGCAATGTAGAATTGTTAAATAATTCTCAATATATCATGGTCACACTTCGAGAGGCAATTGTTCAATCAAATTCGACCCTTTTAGAAGAAGTGAAGTATGAATTTACGCCTCAGGGAATAACCGCAATTTGCCTACTTTCCGAGAGTCATATTAGCATACATACTTGGCCAGAAATGGAATATGCTGCAGTAGATATATTTACTTGCGGTGAACATACTAATCCTAAGAATGCTTGCGATTTTATAATAGCTTCTCTTCAGTCTAAATCCCCCCAAATGAATATTATACCTAGAGGTATATGATTTCTAAAAGTGGTCTTGAAGTACTTGACATAATTCTTGGTTCTATGATAGGATACAGTGCAGTAGTAATTCCTTTAATTTTTATCTTACTATGAACAATTTTTTAATCTATACTCGGGACTACTGTCCTTGGTGTGTTAAGGCAAAGGAGCTTTTAGAATCTCTCAATTTGAGTTATTCTGAATATAAGCTTGGAAGGGATTTCCAACGAGAAGACTTTATTGATAAGTTTGGAGAGGGATCAACCTTCCCTAGAGTTTTTGTTGAGGATTCGTTAATTGGGGGTTGTACCGATCTAGCAAAGTATATTCAAAATAATTATGAAGCTTAGTGGGATAAATAAAGGTGTTGAATTAATGCTTCGTTCTAGGAAGAAAGTTCCAATTGCTAAAACCTGCCTAATGAGGTTTGGTAAGACGGTTATGGTCTTCCGCAAAAAAGTGACCATTTACTTTGAGTTTTCTTTAGATATAATGAATCAAGAAGTAAAGGAGCACTCAGATGGAGTTAACGGTAGTAGCGGCAACATTTAGTATTTTATTTTCTGTACTATTTTTGATTGTCGGTGGTGTAATTGGATGGATTGCTAAAGACTACTTTTGGGAAAAGGTAGAGGAGCAGTATCATCCAGAAATGTATGATGAGAATGGAATGCTAATTCCTGATGAATTAATAGCTGTTAGATTTGAACCTAGCGAAGATTTTTTTGATGACGACTATGAAGACTAATTAAAAGGAGATGAAATGAAATTGCCTAACAATCCGTTGATTTCGGAAATTTTACAAAAAGTATCAAACGCAAAAACAAAGGAAGAGAAGATTGAAATTCTTCGTAGTAATGAAACTCCTGCACTAAAGGCAGTATTGATTTGGAATTTTGATCCGTCAATCACCTCATGTTTACCTGAAGGTGAAGTTCCATATACCCCAAATGATGCTCCAGCTGGAACTGAACATACACGCATTTCGAGCGAATATAGAAAATTCTATCATTTTATCGAAGGTGGGGATTATGAAATGGCTCAAGGAAAAAAGGAAGTTCTTTTTATTCAGATGATTGAGTCTCTTCAACAGGATGAAGCCGAAGTTGTATGTTTAGTAAAGGATAAGAAACTTGGAACAAAATATAGAATCACCCACAATGTCGTCAGAGAAGCCTTCCAACAAATCCAGTGGGGAGACAGAGCCTAGTATAAAATCTCTCTGGACTAAGGAGGGCAAGGAAGATCTTAAAAAATACAGCATAAAAATACTTCATGAAAATTGTGATAGGTCTATGGCAAATTCTAAAAATTTGCCAAGCAATTCACACTTGATACAGTATAAACTTAATGGCACTATTTTTTTAGATATTGTGCAATCGTACACCATGTCCAAGGTCTTTGATGCATACTATGATAAATTTGGTAGGGATGTAGTCCAATCGATTACATATACTCAGGGTAGAATAAATCCAAAACTATATGGGGCAACTAAACCTGATGACGTAAAACGTAAGAGAAGATAAATATAGAAAAGATAAGAAATATGAAAACTTTTAGCCAATTTCAGGAAGATAGTCTTACTGTAATTCTTGAGCAAGCTGGTAAGGGATTTGCTGCAATGACTGATCAGGATTTTGAGAGATGGGTCAAGGCAAATCCTGGCGCTGCGGAAAAGGCTAGAAAGGTTCGTGCTGAATTTTTAAAGACCTATAATACAGCTAAACAATCTTCTGGAACGCAACAGACTCCTCCCAGAGGGACCTCTACAGCCTCTGGACAACCATTTAACTCTACGGGTAAACCTGGATCTCCGGGCAACTCTCAGGGGGGCTATAGCACTCCTAGAAACCCCACAGGCAATTCCTCATCTGGAGCAACCCCATCAGCAACATCTACTTCAACACCAAAACCTACCAATAAATTAAAAAACATTGGAACTGGTATAGCAAGACAAGGTGCATATGTTGGTGCAGACATTGCTGCAGATGCTGCTATTGATCAAATTAAAAATCCAAATACAAGAGCAAATGTTCGTACTGCTAAAGATTTTGGATTGGGAACAGCGGCTCTTTATACAAATCCTATAACATCAATCGCTCTGGGTGGTGCTGGACAAAGTTCATCTGCTCCATCAGGAAGCAAGGATGTTGGTAATTATAGGATTACAAAAAGAATTGATTCTTCTGGTGGAGAATCGGGATTTGATAGATTCTTAGCAACTGGAAAGGATACTAAAGGATATACTTATAATGATCCTAATGCCGAAAAAATTATGGCATATAGGAGAGATCGTGTTGGAAGTAAGGCCCCGGAAGATAAACCTATCAGAATTGGTGCTGCTAAAGTAGGTGGTCAAGTTGTTCCTGTGCAGTACGGATCTGTTGCTGGAGAAAAGAAAGTTGGAACTCAAGCACAAGCGGCATCTACAAGAGCAGTACAACAGTCAAGACAAGTTGCGGCAAAATCAAACACATATGGTGCAACTTCTGGATCTGGAATTCGAGGCATTGGTGGACCAACTACTGTCAGTAAAACTGATAGAGGATCATTTATTTCCACTGGATCTGGTGCTCAGAGAAAGACAGCACAACTTGCGTCAACTCAACTAATTCGTGATCCTAAGAGTGGGAAGCAAGTGGTTGGAGATTTAGCCTTTAAGGGTGGTCAGGCAACATATCTTTCAAGACCTTCAACTGCGTCTAGGGATTCAAATGCAACACCTGGAGGTGCGTGGAGAAATGTACAAAGATCGCTAAACTTTGGTGGGCAGCGTGAAAGAGATGCTGCAGCATCAAAGCAGGAATATAGAACTGCATTGCAGAATACTCAGCAGTATACTAAGAAGCTTGGCATAACCCCACAATCGGCAGCTAAGCAAAAACTGCCTGGATATGGCAAGGCTTGACAAAACTTAAAATGTGTAATATACTTAGGTTATACGCATCAAACTATGAAGGATAAACAAATTATCAGATTGGTAAAAAATGCTTTAAAGCAGGAACATTTATATGCTCCTGAAGAAGTTCAATATATGAGGATGCAGATGGACCGTGCAATTCTTCGTAAAAAGCGTAAAAAATTCCTTAAGAATAATTTATTCAATGAAACAGACAGTTAATTTAGTAACGGTAACTCCCGGAGCTGAACCGCATATTGCCTATTGTGCTCGGGTTTCAAACCCAAAAAATCAAGAAAATGGATCTTTTGAGGGATTAATTAAGTATTGCATCAAAAATCAACACTGGAGCATCTTTGAACACGCCTATATGACCCTGGAGATCAATACGTCTCTTGCCATTGCTACTCAGATTCTTCGCCATCGTTCTTTCACCTATCAGCAATTTTCTCAAAGATATGCTGATAGTACTGAATTGCAACTAGAACTTCCCGTTCCAAATCTTCGCAAGCAGGATACTAAAAATCGTCAGAATTCCACTGACGATCTAGATCCTGATTTTGTAGATCTTATGCAGAAGAAGATTCAAACATATTTTGATCAAGGTCTATCTCTGTATAAGCATATGCTAGATAATGGTGTTGCTAAGGAGTCTGCAAGATTCATACTTCCTCAAGCAACCATGACCCGTCTATACATGACGGGAAGTGTTAGATCATGGATTCATTATATTGATCTTAGGAGTGCTCATGGTACTCAAAAAGAACACATGCAAATTGCTGAGGAGTGTAAGTGTATTTTTGTTGACCAATTTCCAACAATATCTGCAGCACTGAATTGGTCTTGTGTAGATGCTCCTTCAATTATTATAACTTAAAATTATGCCAACCTACAAATTTAAAGATAATGCTACTGATGAGGTGTTTGAAAGGTGGATGTATATGGCTGAACGGGAAACCTTTCTAGCCGAAAATCCAAATCTAGTACAAATTCCATATGCTGCCAATACCATTAGTGGTGTTGGTGATTTTCAGAATAAGACTGATGGTGGATGGAACGAAGTTCTACATCGTGTTTCAAAAGTTCCAGGTTCAGTAGTAAAACCCTACAAGTAAAACAAATGGCAAGAAAGAGAACGTCTAATCAGCCTTCCGCCAATCTTTCAATAAAGGAGACGAGAAGAAAAAAACCGATTAATAATGACCTTCTACTTGACATTAAGCCACTTACACAAAATCAGGAAAAACTATTTGATGCATATTCTGAGGGGAAAAATCTTTTTGCTTACGGCTGCGCTGGTACTGGTAAAACTTTTATTACTCTATATCTTGCTCTACGGGAAGTTTTAGATCTACTTACTCCCTACGATAAAATTTACATTGTTCGTTCACTAGTAGCCACAAGAGAAATTGGATTTCTTCCAGGAACTCATGAGGATAAGGCATCCCTTTATCAGATTCCTTATAAGAATATGGTAAAGTATATGTTTAAGCTGGAGGATGACACTGCCTTTGAGGGATTATACAATAATCTCAAGGCTCAGGAAACGATTAGTTTCTGGAGTACGTCATTCATTCGGGGAACTACCCTAGACAATTGCCTCATCATTGTGGACGAATGCCAAAACTTGAATTTTCATGAACTTGATAGTATAATTACTAGAGTTGGTGAAAACTCTAAGATCATGTTCTGTGGTGACGCCACTCAAACTGACTTGATACGACAAAACGAAAAAACTGGTATTATTGACTTTACAAAAATTTTACATGCAATGCCTGAATTTGCATGTGTTGAATTTGGTGTTGATGATATTGTACGTTCTGGTCTTGTTAAGTCTTACATTGTAAACAAACACAACCTAGGATTATAATGTTTAAGCATATTGAGATTGAACTTCCAGAAATGGAATCGACTACACTTGATGGAATTCGCTATTATCCAACACCTACGGGTAATATGTACCCCTCAATTACTTCAGTAACTTCTCACTACAATCGCCAAGTCTTTAAGGAATGGCGTGAACGAGTTGGGAATGTTGAAGCTGATAGAATCTGTAAAGAATCTACAACGAGGGGTACAAATTTTCACCAAATTTGTCAAGATTACTTAGAAAATAAATTACTTGAATCTGATAGATATGACGAAGAAGCCTACTTCATGTTTGACTCTGCAAAAACAGAGCTAGACAACATAAACAATATTCATGCAATTGAAAGTTCACTATACAGTGACTATTTTGGTATTGCAGGAAGAGTTGATTGTATTGCTGAATATAGGGGAGAGCTTGCGGTTATTGATTTTAAAACTTCAAAGAAGATTAAACCTGAGGAGTGGATTCAACAGTACTTTGTTCAAGAAGTAGCCTACGCCTGCATGTATCACGAATTGACTGGAAAGGTGGTAAAACAACTGGTCACCATTATGGTAACTCCTGAAGGTGAGGTTAAAGTTTTTATAAAGACAAATTTGGGAGTTTATATTGTTTTACTTACAAAATACATTAAAAAATTTATAGAAGAAAAACTGCAGGCTTATGGAAATTCTCACTGATCTACAACGTGAACTTAAGAATAAATTTTTAAGTCAATCTAAATTTTCTACTGAGATTGAAAATTTTGTTAAAACTGGCAATATCAATTATATTGAAGCTATAGTTCAATACTGCGAAACCAATAGTATTGATATTGAAAATGTTCCAAAGCTTCTTTCAAAACCACTGAAGGAGCGTTTGAGATGTGAAGCCATGCAGTTAAACTATCTTCGTAAATCTTCTAAGGCAAAACTTGCAATATGACACCACATGAATGCTATAAAACTTACTTAGCATTTAAGAATCATTTCAATAGAGAAAATTTTGATTACTTTAAGTATCATGGAAAGACAAATGCAAGTGTGAGTGCATTCAATAAGAGAAATGATCGTTATTTTTTTGAAAAACTTTCAAGGCAAAAAAATGACGAGGAAATTAAAGAATTTTTTCTTGCAAGCTTTATTGAATGTACAGATTCTCAAAAATTATGGATTCGAGAAATTATAAATTGTGGAAACACCTACTACAATACTTGGAAATCTAGAACTGATAGTTTAATGTATACCTTTAAGGAAAATATCAATACTCTATTGGATGAAAATTGTAATTTAGATGATGTAATGTTTTGTGAATGTGGAAAACACTCAAAATTGATTAAATTGCATAGTATAAATAAGGTGTCCATAGAAACTATGGTCATTCTTGATCACATCTTGCATTATGTCAAAAATTATGATAGAATATTGAATGATCCAATTTGGAAGTTTTATAGTATGAGGATTAGGAAATATCGACCATTTATGCAAATTGAATCGGATACCTATAAAATAATTTTAAAGGAGAAAGTTACAAATGACTGAACAGCAAACTCATCTTAAAAGCTGTGTCGAACAGCAAAGGCAACTCGTTGGCGACATTCAAAATCTTAATAATCAATTAACAGAAAAGCGGGAGATCGCATTGAAGCTTCAGGGTATTATTGAATATCTTACTGGCCAGGGGGTGGAACTACCTACTGATGATGAAGCACAAACTGAAGGTCCTGGTGATAGCACTGGAGGAAAGGTGACCAAAGCTGATGAGTGATTTATTCAATTCTGAATTAATTAGAAAAGAAGTCTCTGAGATAAGTGCTCTCCAGAAAAAAATTCTGGAGAGAAGTTCTTCTCGGGATGCATTTGATATTGATCACAAATTTGAACAAATTGAATTACTCAAAGAACTAGTAGAAAGACAAAAACTTATATACACACGATTTTCGTTAATGGAGGATCCAGAGGCTAAGGATGTTCTGAAAAGAATGATAGCCACTGCACGGGGACTTAACGATATGCCCCCAGATACTTCACTCTATGAGTATTTTGCTCAAATGGAGAAGCGAATAGATCGTATGCTGCAAGGTTTTACTGATGTCCGGGATGCCCTTGACAATCTTGATTGACCCTGCTATGATGAACAAGTACAAACGATCCAACACATCTAACACATCCAATGTCATTTTCAAATCTCAAAAAACAATCTAATCTCGGCAGCCTTACTGCAAAGCTTGTTAAGGAAGTTGAAAAACTGAATAGTAATTCTAGTGGAGCTTCAGACGATAGACTCTGGAAGCCCGAAGTTGATGGAACTGGTAATGGGTATTCCGTTATTCGGTTTCTTCCAGCACCTGATGGTGAAGAACTTCCGTGGGCAAAGCTTTATAATCACGCCTTTCAGGCAACTGGCGGCTGGTTAATCGATAACTGTCTCACAACTGTTGGCGGAAAGTGCCCAGTATGTGAATCTAACAGCATTCTTTGGAACAGCGGTTCTGATGCAAACAAGGAAATCGCTAGAGCACGTAAGCGTAAGCTTTCCTACTTCTCGAACATCTATGTAATTAAGGATCCAAAAAACCCCGAAAACGAGGGGAAGGTATTCCTCTTTAAGTATGGTAAGAAGATCTTTGATAAAATCCAAGCGGCAATGAAGCCGGAATTTGAGGATGAGGCAATTGTAGATCCCTTTGATCTGTGGAAGGGTGCAGATTTTAAGCTGAAGATTAAGAAGGTTGCTGGTTATTGGAATTATGACTCAAGCGAATTCTCAGCTGCAGCACCTCTTCTTGGTGGTGATGATGATCTTCTTGAAGAAATCTGGAAGAAGGAATTCTCTTTGAAGGAGATTATTTCTGAGGACAAGTTTAAGACTCATGAGCAACTTAATGCTCGTTTAGAAGTTGTTCTTGGTAAGGCTGCAGCAACTAAATCTGCTCCGGTTGATGAATCCTTTGATGATGAAGAAGATGGGCGAGGATCTGTTTCCTCCATCGCTTCAACTGATGATGAAGATGATGCACTTAGCTACTTTCAAAAGTTAGTAGACGACTGATTGAGTTAATAGGCCTCCCCTCTGGGGAGGCTTTATAGTATGCAGGGACTTTCAACTCGTATTGTTTTTTCGTCTACAAATTCGGAAGACCTAGTATACTGGAATATGCTTCGTAAATCCTTCTCTAAAATTGGAACGTACTCACGTCTCAGTAGAAGTATTGACCTTTTTTCATCATTCTTTTGAATTTCATATTCTAAGTTGGTGATTGCATTAACTGGATTTGTTTATTCGTCAACATTAACATCAACATATCTAATAGTAAAATTTTGCGGAACCTTTATTCCACTCTTAAGTATAATGTGATTCTTTGAATTTTTAACTTCAATAGTCTCATAGTATTTTACCTGCTCAAGCTCAGCCTCCGTATATTTCTCATAGAGATGATTGTATAAGATCTTCTGTGGCATTGGCCAATCTTCACGTACATTTTGAATGTTGTTGGTGATTAAGATTATCCAGTCTAATCCAGAATTGTTGTAGTACTTTTCTGCAACATTATCTGGACGATCATCTCCAATAATTTGGTAGTCTTCAAATGCTACATAAATGTCAAGTAGGTCATCAGGTATCTTTGCGTACTTGAATAAATTTTTAATCAGAGTATAATCATGCGAAGACTTCTTACCATTTCTCAGTGATGGATATAGTATGTTCGGTAAATTTTTAAAGTATGCCATTAGATTCCTACGTCGTCTCCGGTTGATGAGCTATACTCATTAGCAAAAATGGGAGTTAATTCTGCAAATCTGGTAGTAAGTACAGTTGAAACTGGATGAGAATCTTCATAGGATGCCCACCCAACTCCATCTGGAGTATGATCTGCAGAAAAACCAGTTAGAGCACAAATCTTTGGTTTAGGAAGACTCTTATTTGGAGAACCATCCATTCTTTCATATGTCATCACAAATACGTTGGGAGTTTGAAGTAAAACCGCACTCCCATCAGTAATTCTAGGAAGCATATTTACCTTCAAGAATCTAATAATCTTTCTTAATTCTTGTGCTTCTGCTGCAGATCTTGGAGATAGTTTCCAGTTTAATTCAAAAACTCTAAGTGATGGTGCTCTGAAGAGTAGTTCAGCATTTGCATTTACGGTCTTTCCGGTAGATCTTGTGAGAAGATCTAATGG